GGCACCTGTGCCACCCGTGGGACCAGTAGGTCCGGTGACGGTACTGGCAGCACCGGTGGCACCGGTCGGTCCGGTCGGCCCAGCGACAGTGCTGGTGGCACCGGTCGGTCCTGTTGGACCTGCTACACCGGGTTGGCCCGCCTGTGAGATGTCCCAGGCAGTGACAACCCCCGAACCATTGATGAGGTCAGAGGTGAAGGTCATCGACAGCGTGCCGGTGTTGATGGCAGTGATGACCCCTTCCATCCAGTTCGTGGGAGCAGCATCGTTTGCTGCCCGGATGCGTGTACCCACCGAGAGCGCACCCGTGGTGCCGACAAGGACCAGTGTCTTAGAGCCGGTGGCGATGGTGTTGGAGGTGTTGGACGTCAATCCGCCGTAGGCCGCTCCGGTAGCACCCGTTGGCCCTGTCGGCCCTGTCACACCTGCGCCGGTTGGTCCGGGACCTCCGTTGGCTCCCGCAGCGCCGGTAGGACCCGTAGGACCAGTAGCCCCGGGGGCGCCGGTAGCGCCTGTGGCTCCCCCGCCACCCGAAGATCCTGAAGCACCTGTGGTGTACAGAGGGTAGGAGAGGTCCCCACCCTCGAACGTGATGAAGATGGTGTCCTTGAGCGCAGGGGATGTCGTCGACACCAGGTTTGTCTTCAGGGGAGTGACCCATCCTGAAGGGGAGGTGCCGAAGATCTGAGGTGCAAGAACTCGCACACGACCGTGCCCTAGGGGGTCGGCGACGTCGATGACGGTCGCTCGGTAGAAACCGGTGTTCATGAGTGCACTCCCGCCAGCCAGCGTGGGCCTCCGAGGAATTTCACTTGGGCTGTGGCCATGAGCCCGTAGTTTGTGCCCTGGGACAGTAGTGGTTCAGGGTACGGGGTGGCCAACCACTTCGTGAGGGGAACGATTCCGACGTCCCCGGCCACTGCCCCGGGTCGCATCTGCTCATCACCTAAGCCATCACTTCCCACCGTCAAAGTCAGCCGGTACTGCGGACCGATCCGGATCTGGTGGAAAGCCTTGAGGATCGTCCAATACCCCTTTGTGGGCGCAGGAAGTTTGTCGAGGTACAGCACACGGTGTGGCGCCAGGCTTGGGATGCCGTAGGCCCGTGCTTCCGCTACCGAGGTGTAGCGGTGTTGGTTGGAAGTATCGCGCACAAGTTTTTGGGCATCTTCGATAGAGCGCACTGTGTGGTCGGATAGGTAGTGGGAGAAAAGGGGCTCCGAACCAGAACGTCCGGGGTTGTCTGGCCTGTCCTGGGATGCAGTGACGATGTTGCCTTGAGAGTCGACGAACGTCATCACTCGACGTGCAGCAAAGGCACCGTTCTCGGGCTGGTATTCACCGTCGTCCAACTTGAACTCGAGCACCTCGGCGAAGTCCACAGGTGTCGATCCGACGGTGCCTACCTCGAGAGTGGTGGCGAGGGATCTGAAGTGAGCCGCGAGATTTGCCTTGGCCTTGAACAACAGTGTGGTCTTCTCCACCCGTACCGAATACCCAATGCGTTCGGCCAGGCCCACGAGAACGGACCAAGCACTTGTTCCCGGCTGAGTTACCTGGGGGAAGACGCGGTCGTGTTCGTCACCGTCGAACCCGAGACCGAACTCGGTAGCAAGGGCGCGGGCCACTGCTGTGGCGGTGGTATCAACCCACACCCGTTGATTCGTTTCTTTCAAAGGCCAGCCCGCATCGACTGCGGTGATCTCGATGCCACTGGAGTCGGTGCGGGTGATGCGCTGGTGGTCGTGGACATACCCATAGAAGGTGTTGCTGCCGCGCCAGGTACGCCACGTGAAGGTGATGGGAGTACCAGTCGCTACGCGGCTGCGGATACCTGAGATCTCCGCATTGGGGATGCGAATCATTGCGACGTCCATGGAGTTCTCTTGCTGTAGCAAGTCGATCTCAGTGTTGCGTAGGCGCAGATCTGTGATCCCTGACATCGGCAACGACAGGGACACCGAAGTGGTGTATTCCTGGGCGCTGATTTTCTTAGACACTAGGGATCCTCAAGACATATCCGAGAGGGATGGTTTGAGGGTTGGCGATCTCTGGGTTGGCATCCATGATGAGCCACCACTGCGATCCATCACCTAAGTAGTGCTGTGCGACCTGGTCGATGCGGTCGAGTATCTTCCACACGTGGTAGCGGTAGGACTGCTGGGTGATGGTGTCCTTGTTGCGGAACACGTAGTGGCGCAGAGAGCCGTCGGCCTGCGTTGTGGCATTGACGGCGCCATCCTGATAGCGGGAGCCCACAAGGATCATCAGTTGCCTCCCGAGGCGCTTGATGTGGCGGAGGTGTCCTTGACAAACGCCTGGTACCACTGGGTGAAGTTGATCGTCACCTGGGAAAGGGTGGGGATCATCATGTCGGTGAGCATGAGGTGGTTCACCGTGATGTTGTTGATCATGCCTTCCACGAAGAACCCTTCACCGATTCTCAATCGCACACGTCGTTGGAAGAGTGCTCCGAGGTTCGAGGACTGGTGTGCACCCCAACCGAGAACGGTACGAGGGTCTCCGTTGAGAACTCGGTAGAGGTAGTCGAGGTCGTACTCGGTCCCGCGCTTCCACAACTGCTGAAGTTCGGTGAGGTCCGCGCGTGCACCGTAGTACTTCGCGTTCTGGTTCCCCTTCTTCATGTCGGGGATTCGGTTGAGCCACAACTCCAACTGGTAGGTCGAGGTGGCCGGGATCAACAGACTTGTACCACTGGCTGCCATGGCCTCATAAGAGGGAGCGTTTGCACTGGGGTCTGTGGTGCTGGAGTATCCGACGGTGGTGGGGTTGTACATGAAGCGAAAGCCCCAGGGCTCGGAGAACTTGAGTTGTCCCTGACTGGCGAACTGGGCAAGTTTGCTACCCAAGGTGATGGTGCCAAGGCGAAGAGCATCCGAGGGTGCTTTGGCTAGTGCAACCGATGACAGGCTCAGCGGCTCGATGAAGTACTCGTTGCCTCGATTGCCGCGAGTGAATGCGTGAGGTGGGGGATTGAACACGTCCGTCCCACCGCGCGTGCTCTTGGGCTTATCCACCAGTGTGACGACCTCACCATCGACCTTGGTGGTAGCGGCAGCCGCAACAGTGGCGCCATTCTTTTTCGACTTGGCTGGCGTCCACCCGTAGGAGTAAGGGTCGTTGTACGTGGTGAAGATCGTGCTCTTGGTTGGTGCCTGGGTTCCTGCATCGGTACTGGTGTTGGAGTAGGTGTCGATGCGGTAGGTGTAGGTGTACATCTTTGCTGGATCGATGAACACGTTCTTGTGCGCGGTCAAGTCACGTGTCATGTAATACCACTTGTTGTAGTACCCCTGATTGATGTTGCTCACGTCATCACGAATGAGTTCCCCGGCCTTGGGCATGGGGTAGGAACCCTTGGAGAAGTTGATTCCTGCAAGGGGATCCTTGGGCTTCTTACTCGCGTTCAGCATCAGGCTTTACCAATCGTTGCCATGCGGTCACGTTCGTCAGCGACCTGCTTGATGTTGTCGAACATGCGCTCAACCTCAGCGCGGCTTCCGTTCTGCAGCGTGACATTGAACTGGTAGGTGTTCCCGGACCCGCCCGCGTACTTACCTTGGATCGATGAACGCACAGCCTCAGCCAGTGATGCGGGGAGGATCATTTCCTTCTTGTGCACCATGGCCAGGTGATCACCGGGGATCTCCCATGAGCCCTTCGCATATCCGGGGACGTTCTTGAGGAAGTTCTTGTAGCGCGAGCCACCATAGGTTGCCCATGCGCTCCAGTCCGATCCGCCTTTACTCATTTGGAAGGCGACGTGAGCGTTGTAGTCGATGTCCTTTTGTGCGCGCCCCATATTGAGCCACGCACTGTGGGAACTGTTGAGTTGGAAGATACCGACGTCGGTGGTGCCGTTGCTGTTCTTGTTGCGGGCGGATTCACGGCCACTGGATTCGGCCATGGCAATCGCCCAGGCCTTCTTCAACCCCTCCCCCACAAAGCCTGCCTTCTGCAAAACAGTCATGAGGTTCCCGCTCGTCTTACCAGCGGAGGGCTTAGACCAGCGGGGGTCCATGTAGGACGAGTTCGGGATGACGTTCGCTGACGCGGATGGTGATGCCGATGATCCGGCTGCGACCCTGAAGGCTTGGCCAGCATCGGCTGCGGCAGGTCCGGCTCCGCCCGAGAGCATGCCCGACCAGTTGTTCATGGACGCGGAGAAACCGCCAGAACCGACAGAGACGGAGGTGAGAGACATGGCGGAGTATCCAGCAGCAGAACTGCTCATGCCGAGTGCGACTGCAGAACCGGTGCCGGATCCCCCACCCTTGGCGACGGTGCCCCGTAGAACTCCGCCGAAGAACGGCTCGGCCCATCCGAGGTAGTTGCCCTTGGTGAGCCAACGGTCGACGGCTGCAATGGAGACGGTGGCCACAGTGCCCCGACCATGGATGTCGGTGGAAGCAACACTGCCCCCACCCATACCGAGCGCTACGTGGCCATCGGTGGGAGTGGACCAGAAGACCAGTGCGCCCTTGGGCGGGTTCTTGTCACCGGGGTGCTTGTATTTGCCGGGGATCGCTTGCCAGTGGGAGATCGCGTTTCGGTAGCCGGATGCCCCAAGGCCCCAGGCCTTGGCGACGAATTCATCGCAGTAGCCGGGTCGCACGTTGTTGGGGTTGTTCTCTTGGCCGTTGGCGAATCCGAGGGCGGAGCCGAGGCTGCCGCCCTTTCCGTTGGCTGCGGCGATGGCACGGTTGGCGTTGTTGACTGCGGTTGCGTGTTGGGCTTTGCCGAGTTTGCTGCCCATGAATGCACCGTTGGATACACCACCCTGCATCCAGTCGCCGATGGCGTTGGCAGCCCCAGTCTTGTTCATGAGGTAGGACGTGCCGAGGTAGGCACCCACTCCGGCCATGCCGACGATTCCGGCTTTGCCCGCCATGCTTGCGGCCCCTCCACCCATTGTTGCGGCTGCGGCGCCGGAGGAGACTCCGTTGATGGCAGCCATGGCACTGGCAGCCTCGAGTGCTTGCATGAACCCGCGCACGGACACAGTGGCAGCAGTGAGTAGACCAGTACCGGGCTTGGTGCCGAAGAAGGACTCCATGGCGCCCTTGCCGTAGGCCAGGGCTTGTGTGATGGCTCCCATGTTTGTCATGAAGTCGGTGGCCGATGCAGCGGCACCGAACCCTGCGACAGCACCCCCCGACGTAGCACCGGCCATCTCGTTGAGCAGTCGTGACTCTGCCTGCTGGTAGCCCTTCATGGAGTTCTCGGCGCCCAGAGATCCGCCACCGAGTTTGTTGAGGCGAGAGGCCACAGCCTTGGGGTTGTCATCCAGGCTTACTGGGTTGCCACCATTGGCTGCACGTGCTTGGAAGTAACTCTGCATGTAGGCAGCGAGTTGTGGGTCCTGCACGTAGTAGTTGAGGTTAGAGGAGCCATTGAAGCCAGGCATGAGTTCTTTGGCGAGTTGCTGCTTGTTCAGACCCTTGAAGCCGAGCGCGTTGTACAACTGGTCGGCGACGTTCTGGAATCCCAGCGGGGTACCACTCTTGCCGATGGTGGTGATGCCGAGCATCCGCATGCGGTTGGCCATGCCGCCTTGCGTCATATTCGCGCCCAGTGTTTGCGCGACGTTGCCGATGGAGGCTCCAGTCAATGCGGACAACGCAGATGATTGACGGAGTGCCGAGGTGCCGTAGGACGAGGTGGGGCTGTAGCCGTAGCCAGAGAGTACTGACTGTGCCAGGAAGGAATCAGTGGGTGAGTTGCCGAGAGTGTTGGCAATAGCCACACGACCCAAGCCGAGTGGGGTTGCCCCCCTCCCGGCGGTCATCATGGAACTGTAAACCATCCGGTTACGGGAAAGGGTATCGCTCAGACTCGGGAGTGATTCCCACATTCCGGCAGCAGGGCCCAAGGCCATGGTGCCGACGCCTCGAGCAAAATCTCCACCGAATCCAGAGTATTGAGATCCGCCGAATCGACCTCCGCCATTGGGGGCCATGAGTGCGTTGTTGACCTGGGTGTTGTTGCCGGTCTGGGTACTGACTGTGCCCAACCCTAGGTTGAGACCGGCGCCCTGACCGAGTTGGCCGACTGCACTAAATGTGCCGCTGGAGCCATTCTTGCCGCGTAGGTTCTGCCCCGCTACACGGGCGTCTTCGCGGATTTCCTTGAGAAGTTTCGCGGCTTCACGCAGTGGTCGCACCAAAGATTGCGCGCCCTGGGCAGCGCCAGATAGAGCCGTGACGACACGTGTTCCGAAACGTGCAGAACCGTAGTCATCGGCTCCGCTCCCAATCGCGCTGGCGGAGGGAGTGTCGAACGGATTACCGAAGGTGCTATCTGCTGATGCCATGCGTCTTCTCTTCGATTCTTTGCTGGCGGACGGCGGGCTGTGTAAGCCACATGCGGCGTTCCCGCACGGTTAGCCCCTTGGCTTCTGCCAGGGACCACCCGGGATAGGTGACGAAGAGTGCGTCGTATTGTTCGATGAGTTCTCTGAGTTTGGTTGGGCTAGAAGCGAAACAGCCCCGTCAGCGAAAGGTCGACGCTGACGACCTCCTCACAGTCCGGGCAGGTCTTCTTGAGCCCGATCAGTGAGGGACCGATGGCGCGCTTCGCTAGTTCTACTGCGATGGCTTCTCGGTCCTGGAGGCCAAGTTTGCGCGCGAACTCGTAACCGTTGGTCACCGGCATGCCGTTGACGCTCTGTACTGTTCCGGCGATGAGAGAGGTATTGAGTTCTGACATCGTCTTGTTCTGCGCGGTGGCAATCTCTTTTTGCACCTTGCCCGAGGGCAGTGTGATTTCGAGTTCGCCCTTCTTGCTGGTGTAGGTGAAGGTGCGGTCTCCGTCGTCCTCGAGCACACGGGTCTTCACGTCGGAGTTGAGGTCGACTTCCACCTCGACGAGTTCGCCGCAGGACGAGCAGGTGAACGTCACTGGGACGTCGGCACCGTAGGTGGCCTTGTAGATGGCCAGGAGCAGGGTGTCGCGGTCACCAGCGAGCAGGATGTCGAAGTCGTCCTTGGTGGGCTTGCGGTCTCCGAGGAGTACCACAGCACGTTCCAGGACGGTGGCGAGCATTTTGCCGCTGGAGGTTTGGCGTGAGAGCGCTTCCTCATCCGCCCCGACGAGTTCTCGTACCTCGGCTGTTTTGACAAAGTCAGCAGTATCGAAGTCGTAGAACCCGCCGGGGAGGTCAACGAAGGTTTCCGGCAGCGTGTAGACGGTGTCGTCGACAGCAATGTGGAATGCCTCGGGCTCGTCGTTGAGGAGAGCGGCAGTCTTGGCGTTGATGAGACTCGGGTCGGTAACCGTTTCAAACGTAGTCATGTGATGCTCCAGAGTGACAGGATCAGTTGAATGAGGTCTTCACGTCGTCGGTGTAGGACTTGGCGAAGTCGGCGTCGAAGCCTTCGTGCACGAGCGTGATCTGCTCGACGAGGATGGCGTTGTCACCGGCGTTGAGGTCGGAGTAGGCCACCGCTGTCGGCCAGGCGTTGACGACGTGGAACTTGGCTGCGACTCGGTCTGCGATGGTGGCAGTCGGGTCGGAAGCGTAAGCACCTTGGTCTTGCTGGTTGGTTGCCGTGGACGGGTGGGCGAGGACGTAGATGTTGAGGTCTGCGCGGAAATCGCCTGAGGTCTGGGCATTGCCGGTGAGCGAGAACAGTCGCTTCATCCACAGCCAGTGCTGCGGAGTACCCAGCAGGACACCACGCTGTGCGGTGATCGGCTGGAACTGTGTCTGCCCCGGAATCTGGTGAACGGTGGTGTTGTAGCCACCTTCACGGTAGGGAATGGAGTCGGTCGAGACGGCCAGTCCGGAGAGGCTCGTGAATCCGAGAGACGGCTTGAAGCCGATCTTCTTCAGCGAAGCATCGTGCGGAAGGAACTCCACCAGGAACCGAAAGTTCCTGATGGGGTCGGTCTGGAGATTCGACCGGTTGTTAACAATCGTGCTAGTCACGGACTAACTCCTCACTGGCCAGAGACGGACGCGCCGCCCTGGAATTGACCGATCTTGATGACGACGAACTCGGCGGGCGTCTGGAGTGCGACACCGACCTCGACGTTGACGCGACCCTGAGCGATGTCCTGGTCGGTGTTGTTGGTGCGGTCGCACTTGACGTAGTACGCCTGGTCAGCGTTTTGGCCTGCGAGACCGCCTTGCTGCCAGAGGTCGTTGAGGATGGTGGAGCACACCGTGCGGAGGCTGTTCCACAGGCGGTCGTCGTTGTTCTCGAACACGGCGAATCCGGTGGCCTGGGTGAGTGCACGCTTGAGGTAGATGACGGTGCGACGTGCGTTGATGTTGCGGTTGGGGTACGAACCGTCAAGAGTTTGGGCGCCGTACACGACGGTGCCTGATCCGATGACGGGCTTGATGGCGTTGACCTTGTAACTCCGCAGGGTGTCTAGGTCTGCTGGGGGCAGGACCTTGCTGGGCTGCAGGACGTTGAGCGAAATTGAGGTGCCTGCAGGCGCCTTGTACACCCCGCGTGAGGCGTCGGTGGTGGCGATCAGGCCGATCACCGCACCACCCGGAGGAACGTCTCGAGTGACACCGGGAGAACCGAGTGGGTCCTGGATGGTGAGCCACGGGAAGTACGCCGCCACGTTCTGGTCGGTGTTACCGGTGGCGGTTGAGCCGGTGGCGATAGCGGCGATGAATGTCGTCACACCGGACAGGGCGCCCGCCACGACGGCGGTGGGAACGTCTGCCACGACGAAGGTGTCGCCACGCAGGTATGCGTAGTCGCTGGCTGCACCGAGAATGGTTCCGGCGTTGGCGCTGCTCTGCCGTCCGGCCTCGGTGCAGTTGAGGATGATGGAGGCGTCGATGTTGTCGAACTTGGCGCCTGCGTTTCCGTAGGTGACCGAGTTCGTCAAATCGCTTGGGGTGGCGTCGGTGGTGTACGTGCCGCCACTGAGCGCTGCCGGGGTACCGGAGGTGAGGCCGGGGCGGTTGTTCGGTGCAGTGGTGGCCGAGGCCAGGTCGGCGACGACCACGTAGTCGGAGTTGGTGTTGATCTGTCGCACAACGTGACGGGCGTCATTGGCGTCCATCGACAGGTCGTTGTAGCGCTCGACCTGGATGCCGTTGTTGTAGAGCACGAGGTCGAAGCGGGTGCCGTCGGGGCTGTCGAAGATGTCGACGCTCAGGCTGTTGCCCCACTTACCCGCGTTGAGCGCGGTGATGCTCAGGGTGTTGACGGGGGTGCCTGCGCGGTCCTTGATGCTGACTGTCGCTGCAGCCGAACCACTTGAGGGGACGACGCGGGCAATGTAGGCCTGCTTGCCACCGTTCGCGAAGTACTGGTACACCGCGAAGTGGAGCAGGTCGGTTGCGTTGAAGGTGCCGTACAGCCGCACGAACTCAGACCAGGACGAGATGAGGGTGGCTGTTGCCGGACCCTGCGGGCTCGTACCAAGGAATGCTGCAACAGCCGGACCCGACGAGACGTTCGACACCTGCTGGGCAAGTGTCACTTCCTCGACATATGTGCCTGGACGCTTGTAAGTCGCCACGAAAAACTCCTTGAATGGGGGGTGGGTATCCGGCTATTACGCAGTGATTAGGGGATCGGGGTAGAACGATTCGGTGATCGTGAAATTCACAGACTGAACTTCGGTAAGGCGTCGGATGTCGCTGATGAGGATTTCTGCCTCAACACGAACGGTGTAACTGGACATGTAAAGGCGTCGGTCGCCTTCACTGAAAGCGCGGGTATTGAGGGGTCGCAATGTCATACGGCGCTCGGTGTTATCCGAGGGGACGTACAAATTGCCGTACTTGAACGGGATTCGACGGATCATTTCCGCGTTCAAGTGGCCGCTGTGGTAGGGGTGACGGGAAAAGGCGGTGACCTGGTAATCGAGTACCACCGGGATGGGGGTGTCGGTTTCGTAGGTGAAACCAATTCCCGGGTCTGCCATCCCGTAGGGGATGTAGGGCAGGGTGCCGTGGCCCCGAACATTTCGCGCCTCGTCGGGGACGATGTCGATGAGGGCGATGGTGATGTAGGGGTAGTTCTGGTCGCTCTTCTGTAGGTCCGGTTGGACGAAGAGGACCTGAACCTTGCGCGGGCTTTTCGCGTCGTCGTAGACGGTCATACCCTTGAGGTGGGCCTTGAGCGCTTCGTCGACATCGAACGGGAAGGGGTAGATCTTGTCCGCCATCAGAGCACCCCTTCTCGAGTCATCTCGTGAAGGAGGTGCGCCTCATGAACCTTGCCGCCCCACAGTTCGACCCGGTTGGCGAACTGTCGAAGCGCTGGTCGAGGTTCGTTCTCGGGGTCCCCGAATTCGCGCACGGCCACAATGTCGGAAAGGTCATCCGGGTAGTCGGCGTAGAAGCCGTGCACCGGGTGGTGCTTGACACTGAGTTCAGACACAAGTTCATCCGGCCAGCCATGGCGCGCGGCTAGTCGGTGAAGGTGTGGGGTAAGTGCTTCAGCGGTCCGGGTGCGGGCGCGCGAAACAGAGGGGTCTGCCTTGCTCACTTCTTCCGTCCACCGAGGAGAGTCCACGCCAACAGCCCGGCCAGAACGACCTGCTTGGCACCTGGAGCCTCGAACCCGGTGACACCTTTAAGGAACTCTCGACGGTCCGCAGCGTTGTCGGTGCGGGCAGCAGTGTCGAGCCATTGAACGAGCATGGCAGTCTCCGAAGAGTAGGCAAGAAGTCAGCAGGTCGAGGCGCAGATGCCTCACTTCGAGAGTAGGTACCAGCACTTGCACTGTCTGTGTAAACACAGAAAACACAAGAGCCCCTGCCGGGTGAGGGCGGGGGCTCTTGGTAGGAGCACGCTGTCGCTGAGGTGCCTTTTCAGGCTACCCGATATTGCACCACAAATGCAAGTTCAGTTCGCGAATCCGAGGAATTGGTCGTCATTGTCGAGTTCCTCAGGGTGAACCTGGTTGCAGTCAATTGACAGGATGGCAAATCCGGTGTCGATATTCCCCTTGGGAAGGATCTGGGTGACGATCCAAATCGCTCCCTGGTAGACGATTCGGTCTTTGTAGTAGGCCTCGGTGTTGGCTTTGATGTCGGGGAAGAACTTGGAAACGCTGCTTTCATTCGCGGTAATGCGAAGAACGTCGGTGTTGTAGAAACCACGGTCGGATTGAACAACCCGGCTGTGGAAGACAACCGCCTTAAGGACGGGCACCTGGACAGGGGGTGTGATCCAGCGTTTACCGCCGATGTCGTAGATGGGGTCGGTGGCGCTGCCTGCTTCGTCCCAGCGGTACCAGTCGATGAGGGTCCCGACCTCGTTGAGGAGGTCGGATTCGATCCCGTTCTGGATGCTGCGGAGTTCGTGGCTGATGCTGAATCGTCCACCTTGGCGTGAGGAGCGCATCAGAGTTTGACCCCGAAGGAGTAACCCTTGTACGGCTGGGATGATCCCTGGGCCTGGAGGGTCCAGGTTTCTGTGAAGGGTCCGACCCCTGGGTTGAGCAGGTAGGCCACCCGGTAGTAGGTGTTGTTGGGGGTGACACCGGTCATGCCTGAAGGGATGACGATGTTGGTGGTGGTGTTGGAGCGGATGTCGTCGAAGTAGATCATGAACAGGGCTGAGCCTGTGGTGAGTGTTCCGCTGGTGAAGTTCTGTGTCGTCGCCAGGGACGCAATTGTCCCGGAGTGGTTGACGGTGGCCTCGACCGGGGTAGTGGCGTTGGCGTTGGAGACCACCCACGCGGAGCCAATCACCAACCCCGTAGCGTCGTAGTTGAGTCCTGTCGCCCAGGTGTCTGTGGAACTGGGGTTCATTTTGTACCAGACGCTGAAGATGTCGGCTCCCACACCGTCGGCTTGGGGCATGAGGGTGTTACCGACCTGGGTCCACCCGGAAGGTGCACCCCAGGAGAATCCAGCCGAGGTTTGGGCTAGATCTCCCACTCCACGAAGTAGGACGAAGACGTAGTCGGTGGCGCCCCACGTGAGGCCGCTGGCAGCCGACAGAGCCCAGTTGTTTGACCCGGATCCGATAGTATCCACAGCCGTCGAGGGGACCCCGATGGTGAGAACGGGCGCCACAGCAGAAGCAAGAACACCCGGCAGGAAGGGCATCAGGCCACCGTGCTTCCGAAGATCTCCCAGCCGTTGGTGCTCACCTTGACTGCGGTAGCACCAGTCCACTGGTTGAGCGAAAGTCCTACCGAGGGTCCCGTGACGGTGGAAGTTCCGTCACCGGCGATGGTGACCTTGCCCACACCGGCATTGAGGATCGTCACGGTCGAACCGATGGTGATGGCTGCCGACGCATTGGATGGCAGGGTGACAGTGTTGGCTGTAGCGATGGCGATGTGCACCATCTGGTTTGCATCAGCCAGGACGACAGCGTTGGTCGAACCGGTAGTGACCAAGCGCAGGGTCGAGTTGCCAATAGGTCCGGTAGCGCCGGTGGATCCGGTAGGTCCTGTGGCTCCGGCTACGCCGGTACCAGTGGCGCCCGTAGCACCAGTGGGGCCTGTGGCTCCTGCTACGCCCGCACCTGTGGCACCCGTGGGTCCGGTAGGACCGGCCACGATGCTGGCGGCACCTGTGGCCCCTGTGGCGCCAGTTGGGCCTGTAGGACCAGCCACACTGCTGGCAGCCCCCGTGGGCCCTGTGGGCCCGGTAGGACCTCCTGAGGGGCCCGTGGGCCCGGTGGGACCAACCGCCGTGCTGGCAGCGCCTGTGGGGCCCGTGGGGCCCGTGCCACCGATCACTCCGTCGGTGCCTGTGGCACCGGTCGGTCCGGTAGGTCCGGTAGGTCCGCCGAATGCACCTGCAGGACCTGTGGGTCCAGTGGGGCCGGTGGCTCCTCCGCCGATGCCGCTGGGCAGGTAGCCGATGGGGATCTTGCCATCGCTGCCGAGTGGGGCTGTGCCGCCGACGGTGGCGTAGTTGATGTACTTGTAGGCCGTGGGGTCAGGGGCGTCCGCAATCGCGCCCAGGTCGAGGCTACCGACGGTGGTGTAGGGCACGACAATGTACCGAGTGACGATGTCGGCACCGGTGATGGAGATCGTGACCTTGTAGCGGAATCCGGTGGGGCTCAGGTGAGGGTCATCGCTCGCGATGAGTTGAGTGGTGAAGTACCCGTTTGTATCGAGCACGACCTCAACCGGGGTCGGCAGAATGTACTGGTGGCTGACCGTGTCAGACATCGGCCACTCGGCCTCGAAGAGCACCTTCCCCTTGCCAGCGGTGCCGTCCAGGAGAGCGAAGGTACCCAGGACAGTGACCTGGGTGACTCCAGTGATGGACATGGGTATCTCTTTCTTCGCTTAGTAGCGGGGGCCGGTGAGGTCGGTGAAGCCCGTCTGGGCAGTTCCGGATAGCCACGGCGGGTCG